AAATGACTTTTAAAGAAGTTAAAGAATTTGGCAGGGCATTAGTTAATGCTTCTAAAGGAAAAGTAAAACAAGGACCAACTAAAGGATCTTCCGCAGTAGGTAAATATCAACTATTAGCAAACTATCACAATACAAAGTATCCAATAGTACAAAATCTTCAAAAAAGATTAGGCTATAAAGATACAGATATTTTTAATGCAGAAGCACAAGATAAACTTGCCTTTTCATTATTAATGGAAGTAGGAAAAAATGAATTAAAAAAGTTTATCGAAAAACCTTCTAAAGATAGTTATGTTTCTTTGATGGATAAAATAGGATCTAGGTGGGCAGGAGTTCCGACAACAGAAAACCCTGTAAAAAGAGAAATGTCTCTTTATGCAAATAAAGATCCTATGAGAATTGCATTTAATTTAATTACATTGGAAGAAGAAGGTGATGATCCTTTATCTATTGCTATGGGTGATCGTTTAAAAATGTCATCTAGAAATAAAGATGATACAGAAAGAATGCTTGCTGATGAAGAAAAGAAAAGCAATCCAAGAATGGATGCTCTCGCAGATAGAATGCGTTCTTTATTTAAAGAAAAAGAAGTACAAGAAACTCTTAAAGATTTACAATCAACTAAAGGACTACTGAAAGCACTAGGTCCAAGTGATGGTTCAACTACATCACAGATAGAAAAGTTAGCTAAGAGCAAAAATTTTATAAGAGATGTAGATAAATTATCAGATCGTTCCGTAATAAAAATGTTTTCTCAACTTGGTGACATCATAAAAAATTTTTTAAGTCCTAAAGAAGATGAAAAACAAAGTTCAAACTTTAATCTTATTAGTAAAGCTCTAGCATCTGACAAATTTAATATAGATCAACTTAAAACTACAAATGAAAAATTTCAAGACCTTATATCTAGAATGGCTCCAGCAATAGATACGTCTGACATTGGAGTAAAAAGAAGAAGTAAGCCAGATACTATTCTTTCAGAAGAAGCAGGAAGTCCTGACATGATTGGAGATACCAGTGATGTAGATGCTCCACTTAAAGAATATACAGGTGATAAAGTTGGTACAGCACCCGAACTTCAACCTACAGACATGGATAATCTAGAGGCAACTCAAAAATTATTTGAATCAGATAAACCTAACATAAGTATTGATAATCAAAGTGGAGATAGTAGAACTGCTAGACCTGATAGAATTACAGGAGAACCTCAAGAAAGAAGATCTATGGCTACACTTCGTCCTACAGACGATCTTCCTGAATTTCCAGAAGAACCATTAAGCTTTTCCCCTGCTGTCAGTGATGATAATACACCTAATTATGCTATCGTAGAAAGTACTCCTATATTAGATCCAGATGATGAGGAAGAAAATAATTTAACAAGAGCTAGGTTTGCAAGAGAAGAAATGAATGTTGGTTTTGACGATCCTATGGACGTAGGAGGTGAAGCAGATCCTAGAGATGAACGAGATGATGTAATTGGAGACTTTACCTTTATAAAAGATTTATTTAGAGGTGGGTTTGATGCAGGAAGAGATTCTGAATCAGAACTAAATATCGGTGCAGATTATTTCTTTGACGAACCTATGCCAATGGGAGGTGAGGCAGATCCTAAAGAAGATGTAGCAAACTTTAATGAAGGTGGTGAAGTCAAAGCAGACTTTGATGGTAAAGATGATGAGGATGAGGATGAAGGTGATCCACCACCTCTAGCTAAACCTGAAGAAGTAGCAGA